ATAACTAGTAAGGTTGCAATATTTGCACCAGACTTCTCAGAAGATGTACTTATGAAATTAACAAAATATGTTCAAAAAGGATTTGGAATATACCCAATAAAAGTCCCATCACTTAGAACAGAACAGTTAGATGATCTCGCAGTATATACTGGTGCAGTTACGCTAGATAAAAACAAAGCAATATTCCCAGCAACAGTGAAACCAACAGACGTAGGTTTTGCAGAAAAGATAATCGTAAAAGGTGTAGAAGTAAGAGATGACGCAATAGTTATTGGAGGTGGAGGGGATAAAATAAAAGTAGATGAGAGAGTAGAAATATTAAGAGGTCAACTTGCTGAATCAAAAAATGAATTGACAACACTTCAATTACAAAAGAGAATCGCAAACCTAAAGGCAGCAATAGGGGTAATAAGAGTTGGCGCATCAACCTCAAAAGAAATATTGTTCTTAAAACATAAAATTGAAGACGGAGTATTCGCCTGTAAGGCGGCACTTGATGAAGGATACGTCAAAGGAGGCGGATTATGCCTTAAAGAGATAGCAGAAGAACTAGGCGAGACAAACATCCTATACGAGACATTAAAAGAGCCTTACGAGCAAATTCAAAGGAATGCGGGGGGTAATTTGGACATACCTGAAGAGATAATAGATCCAGCAAAAGTAGTTAGACTCGAAATAGAACACGGAGTATCAGTAGCAGCACAAATGATAACTTGCGATATCTTAATTCCAGATACACCAGAAGTAAGCCCGGGAGAAGGATATCAATCAATAGGAAAGGCAATAAAAGTACTTGCATACTTCCTAGCCAAAGAGAAATCACTTCTAAAAGCAAGTGAAGATGAAGCCGAAGAGGATAGAAACAAAGAATTTGAAAGAGTAATGCTAATGGATAGAGACTAAAATGAGCAAGATAACAATACAAAAAAGACTTAGAAAATTTGCAGGTGCTAAAATTGACACAAAAAGACATTATGAATTTGCAGATTACAACGGAGAAAGGTTCCCAGTACTCATGTCTCCGGGTCAGATTGTAAATATTAAGAAAGCATATAAAAAATACAAAGATGAAAAAGAAAAAGAAAAAAGGATGTAAATAAAATATGTGCCGGTAGTAAATTGTCACTTCCTATCGGAGGTGGAGATGTCACAAAAATGGTTCGTAAAACCTTCCATACAATGATCTCCACAATGGCGGAGTAGGTCTTCGGTAAGACCACGAGTCCCATACACTCGGCAAAGCAGGTTCGACTCCTGACCTCCGCAAATGGAAATAAAACAAGTAAAAATAGATAAAATAAAGAGATACGAAGGTAATCAAAAGAAACATCCAAAGTCTCAGATTAAAAAGATTGCAGATTCAATCAAAGAATTTGGTCTAAACCAACCAATCGTAGTAGATAAAAGCAATACGATAATTGTGGGTCATGGAAGATACGAAGCAGCACACATACTAGGAATGACAGAAGTTCCTGTGCTAACAGTAGACCTTACAGACGAACAAGCAAAAGCATATAGACTCGCCGACAACAAATTAAACGAATCAGAATGGGATATGGAGCTCGTTATAAACGAACTCAAAGGATTAAGCACTGAAATGTTAGAACTAACAGGTTTTGATGCAGATCTGACACTTGAGCCAGAGAATAAAGATGATGACATACCAGAGATAAAATCAGGCAAACCAAATACAAAACTAGGAGACGTATGGCAACTAGGAGAGCATTTGATAACCTGTGGAGACTCAACAAATTCAGAGACAATAGAAAAACTATTAGGTGGACAAAAAGCAGACATGACATTCTGTGATCCACCATACAACATTGCATACGAAGGAGGTGCAGGAAAAAGAAGAAAGAAAATAGAGAATGACAAAATGAGTCGTGAAGCATTTTCAGACTTCTTAGACAACGCAATGAGATCAATAGTAAATAACACAAAGGGTGGAATATACGTCTGCATGAGTCCAAAGGAAATCGGTACATTAAAAGACTCGTTCGAAAGAGTCGGAGGACACTGGTCTAGCACAATCATATGGGCAAAAAATAATTTCACATTATCCGGCAATGACTATCAAAACACATACGAGCCAATCCTATACGGCTGGGGAAATGGAAAGAAACCATACTTCATAGATAGAAGAGATCTAATAACGTATGGGAGGATATAGCAACAGTAAAGACTGAATACGACGGACAATACACAACAATCTCATTCCAAGGTTTCAAAGTAAAAATACAAGGGCCAGTATTAAAAGGTTCAGTGATAAAAAAGAAACAAAGAGTAGATATTGTAAGACACGATAAACCAATAAAGAGTGCAGAACATCCCACGATGAAACCAGTTTCACTAGTAATCGAAGCAATAACAAACTCAAGCAAGGAAGGAGACATTGTACTAGACACATTCTTAGGTTCAGGAAGTACCTTGATAGCATGTGAGAAGAGTGGTAGAATTTGTAGAGGAGTAGAACTCGACCCATATTACGTAGACGTAATAGTAAAGAGATGGGAAGAATATACTAAGCTAAAAGCCAAAAAACTATGATACACCCGGGTACACAAAAATTAATAGATGATAGAATAACAGGGGTAAAAAGAAAATGTCCTTTGTGTGCCAAAGAAAATTATGCCTGGTATTTAGAAAGACAGGATGGAAAGAAAGTGTTAGCAATGTTTTGTCCATGTAAAAAACCTTTGACAAAATTTATAAAGAATGAAGAAGGGCTTCCAATACCAATATTCAAAGCAAAGATATTACAAAGGAAAGAAAGAGAAATTATTAGGAAAGAAGAAAAAAACAAAAGTCTATAATCTTATGACATCTATTAAACAAAAAATAATAAACAAAGCAATTAAAGTGGTAAAAAAAAGCGATCCAACGGAGAGATTATTCTCGTTCGCAGAATTAATTGAAGCACAAAAAGAAGAAAGACAAAGATGTTATAGTATAATAAATTATATACTAAATAAAAATTCTCACCCATTATATTCAGGAGATAAGAAAGGAATAGATTATAAAAAGGCATACGAGGAAATGGAAGATTTTGAAAATTCATTAATAAATTAAAAATCATGAGTAAAAAGAAAAACAAAGGAGGCAGGCCAACAGTAATGGACAAAGACACTGTCGGGAAACTAGAACAGGCATTTGCAAAAGGAGCAACAGTGGAAATGGCTTGTTTTTATGCCAAGATTTCAAGAGATGCATATTATGATTTTATAAAAAAGAATCCAGAGTTTAGCGACAGATTTGAAGACTTACGCTCTCAGCCAGTATTAAAGGCACTAGATACATTAACAAATTCACTAAATAACGTAGAAGATGCAAAATGGCTTCTAGAAAGAAGATTCAAAAAGGAATATTCAACTAGACAAGAAATAGGCGTAGAAGGAGAAATAAAGATGTCTAAGATAGATGAAGTGATAAAAGCAACACAAGAAATATTAAACAAAAAATAAAATGTATGAAGATGTCAAAGCTCTCTGTAGGGGTAGATACAAAGATTATTATGGAAAACCATTTGATCTAACAGATGGACAAGCAGAGATATACGAAATAATAACAAAGAGACTTCATCCTAGAACATCATGTCTTACATATACTCAGTACGGAAAATCAGATACAGTATCAATGGCTGTACACACAAGGATAACTACCTTCCCAGAGAAGTGGTGTATCGTTGCACCAAGCAATAAGAAAGCAAGAATCATAATGGGATACATAATCCAACATTCATTCGATAACGAAGTAAGTGTGGGAATGTTTGAGATAGAAAAGGGCGAGACAATGGATAGAATTAGACGTGAAAGAACTAAAGAGAAAATGACATACAAGTTCCCAGATGGAAGAATATCAGAAGTATTCACAATATCATCAGAAGGAAAAAGAACTAAAGACTTGCTCGATGCACTTATGGGATTCGGTGCGCCAAACGTAATAATTGATGAAAGCTCGCTTATAGATGACGTGCAGAAAGTCGGTATACTTAGAATGCTTGGAGGACATAAAGACAACTTCTTATTTGAGATAGGAAATGCTATGAGAAGAAATCACTTCTACAGAGCAACAATAGATCCAAACTATCATCACATCAATATAACTTGTGAACAAGGAATAAAGGAGGGTAGAATAAGTGAAGAGTTTATAAATGAAATGAGAACTAAACCAATGTTTGAACAATTATACATGAATAAGTTCCCACCAGAAGATGCGATAGATCCACAAGGATATACCCCGTTGTATATAGATAGACAAGTTTCAGATAGAATAAAAAAAGAAGTAGAAATATTTGGAAACTTATATCTAGGTTGTGACGTAGCAGGAGAAGGTTCAAACCTTTCAGTAATAACACTAAGAGGAAGAAATGGTGCAAAAGTTTTATACAAAGAAAACAACCCAGACACAATGAACTTCGTGGCAATGATTTGTATATACGCAAAAAGATACCCAAACTTAAAAAGAATATATGTGGATAAAGTGGGGATAGGAAAACCAGTGTATGACAGACTAAAAGAACTTCCGGAAGTCGCAGATAAAGTCGTTGGAGTAATGGCTGGGGAAAGTGCAGAAGATAAAGATAACTACTTAAACAAAAGAGCTGAGATGTTTTGGAGACAAAGAGAATGGCTATCTACAGCAGAACTACAAGGCCCATATGAAGATTGGATTGATTTGCTTGACGTAAAATATAAAATACAAAGTGACAAAAAAGTGAAAATAAAAAGTAAAGATGAAATGATTGCAGATGGAATACAATCTCCAGACGTTGCTGACTCACTATCACTTACATTCTACGATACAGAGACAAAATTTGTAGAAGGAGCAGGTGTAAAAACTAACAGACCAAAGTGGACAGGTTTTAATAAAAGATAAAAAACTTGTGTAAAAAAAAAGACATGATATAATTTATTACAATGATAGGCGAAGTCTACAATAAAGATAAACAGATTTCATTATACAAACCTTCAAAGGAGATTTGTAATTTTACATCTCTAGTAAAAAAAGATTTTGCACAAGGAGTAGAAATACTAACTAAGCCTTGGGTAGAACTCAACGACATGAGCGTGATAGATAGGAGAGACAGAGACCAAAGAACATTCAATGCGTTCGTAGATGAAAACATTGAGGACCCAGATGAAGCATGGAAATGGAGAGGCACAAGAAGCAAGGCAAGAAACAAAGCAATCCAAATGCACGCGCAATTAACATCAGGATACGTGATTCCGATGTACGTAGCGCAAAATGAAGATGATGAAGAGGACAGAGTATTTTCAGACCTTATGAGAGATTTGGCGGAATGGACAGTAGAAAATACAAATTATAGATCATCATATCTTATGACAGTAATGGGAATGCTTGTAAATCCTGTGACATACATGGGAGCCGAATACAAAGAAGTATACCAAACAATAAGAGAAAAACTTGAAGAAGGATACACAAAGAAAGAAATTATAGACGATGAACTTTCAGGATTTGATGCGCCAGTTTATTCATCAGACCAAATACTTATAACAAACGCATTTGAACAAAATATACAAAGACAGAGAGTTGTAATAAAAAGAAGATACATAGAATATTCAGAAGCAGAAGCGTTGTACGGAGAAAGAGATAATTGGAAATATGTACAACCGGGAATGAAATCAATTTATTCAGAAGATGACGGGCAATTCTATGACATAAAAGATGATGATCATCCAAACCTTGTAGAAGAAGCAATATACCTAAACAGAAGAGAAGATGTGGAGATACCATTCGTTGGAGGTATTTACATGGGAAATGATGACTTAGAATCAAACCCAATAAAACATAGGACAAATAGAAACGCACCAAAATATAACGTGGTGCCTTTTGGCTATCAAAGAATAAACGAACACTTCTTCTTTTACAAATCACTCATGAATGCTCAATACTACGACAACGCACTTTTAGATGCACAATACGAAATGGGAATGAATAGAATATTCCTAGATACAAATATGCCAGTAGCAATATCAGGAAACGCTAACATAGATACAGGAGTAATATTCCCCGGATCTATGACAGCATTTGAGGACAAAGATGTAAGAGTTACTCCAATACTTCCACAAGCAAATATAAACGGAATAGTAGCAGGCATGAGTGCAGTAGAAAGGTCAATGGATGAATCATCAATATCAGACGCAAGTGGAGGACAATTACCAGATAGGGAACAGAAAGCAACTACAATAAACGTAGCAGAAAGAAATGCAAGAATAATGCTACAAGGCGTAGGCAAAACACTAGCAGAATCAGTAGTTCAATTCGGAGACTTAATGGCCGATTGTATTATTAATCACATGACTATTCCACAGATAGTAGAATTAGGAAGTGGCAACACAAAAATCAAATACAAAACATTCGTATTAAACAATAAAAACGTTGGAGACAAAAAAGTATCAAAAACAATTAAATTTGACGAATCATTACTCGGTAGAGAGATGACAGATAAACAGAAAACAAATGAAGAAATGAAAATGTTGGAGAGTATCGGATACCCAAAAGAAAAGAAATCTCTGATAAGAGTAAATCCAGAAATGTTTGCAAGATTTAAGTATCTATCAAAAGTAGTCCCAGAAACAATGTTTCCAAGAAATGAGGAATACATGCAAGCATTGATGTCACAGATGTACACACAATTCAGACAAGATCCATTAATCAAAGCAGATTCACTCGTAAGAAAAACACTTTATTGGTTCTTCAGAGGAGATGCCGAAGATATGATGGTAGATACAACACAAATGCCACAAATGCCACAAATGCCAGAGAATCTGTTAGGACCAGAAGAGAATAAGGAAAAAACCAATGTAAGTGCAGATATTATTAAAAAGACTGCATTAGCAGGTGGTCAAGGTCGAACGTTATAAGCTAAATAAACAAAACGATGAATATTAAAGGATTTGAATTAGTAAACGAAGAGAAAGTAGAAAGAGCCATAAACGGCACAGTAAATTCATTGAATGAAAAAATCGGAGGTATAATAGCTGAAGATGGAACATACGATGAAAATGAATTGTTAGCTGAATATGACAAGCTCGGAGGCTTAATCACAAAAGAAGGAGACAGAGTAAAAACTGGCTCATTCTATGACTTCAGAAACAAAAAAATGCTTTCAAAACCAAATATTGTATTTATTTACAATGTAAATGGAAAGATCGTAGAAGTTGAAGATGGAAAAGAACTTCCAGGAATTGTGAAAGCAGCAAGAGAACTTGAAAGGATAGAAAACGAAGAAGTAGAAGAAAAGGTCGAAAAGAAGAAAAAGGGTAAGAAATAAAAGCAATGAATATTGCAGAAAAAAAAATCCTGCAAGCGAATTTAGCAAGATTTTTAGTAGACGAGATCTTTAACACAATAACAGAAGAAGATATCTTAAGGGTAGAAGGTGGCGTATGGTATTATAAAAACAAACCACTTACTCCCGGACAGGTTGAGGCTTTAAGAAACCAAGCAACAGTATTCTATAAATCAGACTTGTGGAAAATCTTAAAAGATGAACTACAATGGCGAGCTCAGAGCAAAGGTATGGAAAAAGCAACGAGTGTAGAAGATATTATAGGCAGTAAAATGCTACAATATCTTGTAGATGTTATAGATACCAGACTGAAAGCGATGGTAAAAGAAAAGTAAATCATCATTAGGGTGGTTTGGCGGAGTTCTCTAGAAATCGACCTCTAGAGACCTCCTTCAAATCACTCTGTCGAGTGATGTCGCCGAGCGGTGGCGCACAGGTTAAAACCTGCCGACGTCTAGAAATAGACTTTAATAAATAAAAAGTTGAGCGGCAACTTAAAAACCGACGACAATCTTATGTCTAAAACAAAAGAGCAATTAGAGGCAGAAGCGAAAGCTCAAGCCGATGCAGAAGCCAAAGCGAAAGCCGAGGAAGAAGCAAGAAAAGCTGACGAAGGCGATGACTCCAAAGGAGACAACGACGACGAAGGCGACAGTTCTTCGAAAACAATTGATTATAAAAAACTTGCAGAAGAAGAGAAGTCTAAGCGAGAAGAAGCGGAAAGGTTAATTGCTGAAAGGAAATTCAAAAATAAACATAAAGCTGATGACGACGAAGATGATGATGAGAGCCAAGACGATGATGATAAACCAATCACACGTAAAGAGTTCCTACAATCATTAGAAAACGAGCGTCAAAAAATCCGAAAAGAAGCACAAATCGAACAAGCAAAAGAAATTGCTATCGAAATGGCTGATTCAGAGGAAGAAGCAAATTATATTATTGATGTATTTCAAAACAGACAATTCCCTTCATATCTCTCACTAAGAGATCAGGTAGAAGAGGCACATGCCATTGCAAATCGCAAAATAATCATCTCAAAAAACTCAGAGCTTAAAAGAGCTTTGAAGAGCAAGGAAAATGCATCAAAAGATGCATCCGGAACTCAAAGAGATGGACAAAAAGGCACGTCTCCAAAACTATCAGCTCAAGACGAATCTCTCTATAAGAGAAATGGTTTTGCATATAACACTACTGATAAGGTTTGGGAAAAGAAACTTCCTAACGGAAAAACTCTTGTGAAAAACCCAGTAACAAAGCAAACCTATATAAAATAATCAAGATTACGAAGCTTTATTAGCAACGATATTCTCCCGTAGAATATCAAAGTAATTATAAAATGGCGAAGTATCGTAAGATGCGAGCTATTTTATTATAAAAATGAGAGCAGACTTAAAAGTAATTGGTCCAGCAGCAGCGTTCAAAAGATACATTGCAGCAGGCCAAACAGCAATCGTAGCTGGAGAACCTATGCATTCAGTTGCAACATCTTCAAGCGGTGTAGCAAACGTAAATGTTTATGTTCTAGCAGCAGCTGATACTCCTGTTATCGGTACTCACAAATTCGGTGGTATCGCAACAAGAGACTCAGAAAATGCGTCAGCAGGAACTACATTAGCTCAATTCATCAACACAGCTAACCCTGTGCCGGGAGTTGGAAGAATAGTAGGTAAAGCTGAAACATCAGGAAACATCGATACACTCGCAGAACTTGTAGCAATACTACAAGACGTAACATTGATTGACTATGATGCAACTGGCGCACCAGATGGAGGCCAATTGTATACAATCAAGGATACAGCTTCAGCAGATACATCAGGACTTGAAATTGTAGGTGGAAACATCGCAATTGGAACTCTTGAAGTAACACTTGCAGCGACAGCATATAGACACGACGTATCTTAATCTTAAATGATTAAATTTTATTAAAATATTAATTAAAAACTAAAATGAATCCAACAGGCGGACATACAGCCGGACTAAGTCCAGATGCTGTACAAACAGAAATTGATTCAGTTGCATTTGAGACCTATCAAAGGACTCAGCAACCTGGTTATCTTTCAGCTGCGGATGCATGGTTTTTCAAGCAATCATCAGAAAATATGCTTGCATATACATGGGATGAAGATTCTAATGTAGGTGCATTCGATGAAACAGATGAGCAAGAAGAGCTATCAAACACAGACACATTTATTGGCAATACAAAGACAAAGAAGATGCAAAAGTGGACAAAACAAATCCCCGTATCTTTGGAGGCTTTCAAAGCTGATCAAGTAGGAAAGAGAGCAAGAATCGGAACTCAAATGGGCGACAGAGCTCGTTTGACACAGGATAAGAAAGCTATCCTTAACACTTATGGTGATGCTTTCTCAGGTAGTGTAAACACTACTCCAGACGGTCAAGCATTAGCTTCAAACGCACACGTAACATTAAAGGGAATCACAGTTGATAACTTGGAAACAGGTGCATTCAACGCAGATAACCTATGGACTGTAGTTCAGAGCTTAGCTAACCAAAAAGCACAAGACGGAGAAGCAGGATCATACGTCTTCGAAGGTTTGTTAGTACCATTTATCCTTTACAAATCAGCGAAGGAAATAATGAACTCAAGTCTTATTCCAAACAGTGCAGAGAACAACATAAACTTCTTTGACACTGATTACGGAACAGTAAAGATCGCAGCTTCAATATTCTTGGGCTCATCTTACAATTCTGCAACAAATGCTAATACGTCTTATCACGTATTATCATCACAACACATGATCAATAGAAAAACTTTCATGGATCTATCAACTAGCTTGATACCACCAGAAAATACAGCTAACGATTCATGGTTGTACAGAGGAAGATTCCTAGAATCACATTTCCCAGAATCATTCTGTGGATACGTAGGTTCAAACGGAACAGCTTAAATTATCAACTAATCACTAACCAATTATGAAAATAAAAAACATAATCATAGGCGTAGTAGCATTAATTGCTTCATTCGTCATAGGAGTAATGGTTGGTGGTAATTCAAGCCAACCTTTAGGGGCAGGAAGTCCAAACAGATTTCCAAACGGATATATTGACACAGGTTATGGATACTATGTAGACGGATCAGAAGTAATTGACGAAAATGGAAATTACACTGGCACTATTAGTTCCACAAATTCTGTATCAACAGGAGAATTTACTCAGGGTGGTGGAATTATTTCAATTTCAACTACTTCTGCAACATATACTCTTACACAAGCAGAACTTGCAAGCGGTAATATAATATCAATTGCAAGTGTATCCGGTGCAGCAGCTTTAGCCTTAACACTTCCAGCCACATCATCTTGGACTACTTTAATTCCAAATGCTGGGGATATGAGAACTTGGGGTATAGAGAATTTGCATACTGCAGCAGCAACTACAACAACTATAACTACGGCAGCAGGTATTCAATTAGAAGGAGATACAGCCAATGATGACATCATAAACGGTGGAGTCACTGGTTCCCTTACTTGTTGGAGACAGGCGTCTACAGATGTAGTATGTCAAGTTTCTGAAAAAGTATCAGCAGAATAATTTTCTGTCTACTCAGCTCCTCACTCGACCGGGGAGTTGGGATAGGCAGAAAAACATTATCAATTTAATTAAAATAACATGGATAACATAAAATATTTTATAGGAGGAGTAATTATAGCAACAGTGATAGTTCTAGGCTTTAATCTAGGATCATCAAACAAATTAGGAGGAGTTTATAAGGTGCCAACATATAATTCAGTTACAACAAGTCAAGTAACTGCGAACTTGGAGCCAGCAACTTCAACAGTAGTGCTTACACAAAAAGGAGGAAGGGGATATGCATCAATTTGTAACGCAACAAATGATGTTGGATATCTACAATTAGGAAATACAGCAACAACATCAACTGCATATGGAAGTATAAGAATACCAGCATATGGATGTTATGAAATAACACAAGACAATCTATACACAGGGGAAGTCAGATACGTTCCTGTAGCAACAACAACAACACTTCAAGTCGTAGAATTTATTGGTTACTAAAACAAAAACATGAGTTATACAATAGCAGAAGTAAAAGAAAACTTAACAGCCATGGGCCATGGTGGAACTCTGAATAAAGTCAGAAGTTTTGAGTCAGCATGCGAAAGGGCGGCAAATACAATGATTGCTAAAGTAAAACTCTTGGAAATGATTAGAAGAGAAGCATTATCTCAGAATGTACACGACAACATATTCGAATATTCACTACCAACAGACTATCTATCAATAATAGATATCTATCCACAATCAGAAAGAACAGGATACGATAAGGCAAGTAGAGGGTATTCAGAAAAGTTTGACTTGAAGAAAATGCTTACAAATAAGCAGATAGTTATTGAAGGCAGAGATGGAGAAAAGAAACTAAGAATAAATTGGAAAACAAGGAGTCCTAAAACACTCAATACCATGGATTCTTATAATGGAAATGGTACGTGGATTGCATATAATACAGCTTCAAACATAACAAGTGATACTATTGTAAAATATTCAGGTAGTGGATCTGTTCGATTTGACACTACTGGCTTCAGCGATGGGATAAGCAATACCACTATGGACTCAATAGATCTTACAGATGAAGATGAGGTGGCAGATGTTATATTCCCAATTTATTTAAGTTCAGTTGAAGATTTAGTCGGCATAAATATACAGTGGGGAAATGACCTTACAACGAACTATTGGACTGGAGTAGGACAAACAGCACAGGCCGATGGAACAGCATTAAGAGTTGGGTGGAATTTGATTAAAGTACCATGGTCAACAGCGACAGAAACAGGAACAGTGGATCCATCAGCAATAAATTCATTTAGAATTGTAGTAACTTTAGATCCATTTGGAACTGATTTGGAAAGAAAGAATATACGTGTAGACAACATTCAATTTGCAATAGGATATCCATTTGAAATAAAATATTATAGTAAATACTTATTCAAAAACTCATCAGGAACTTACATATCAAAACCAACAAGTGATGATGATGTCGTTATCTGTGATAGCGATTCAATACAAATATTCTTACTCGAATTATTGAAAGTAATTGCACATCAATTAGAGGGTAGCGATTCAGCATTTGATATCTCATTCGCAGAGAATGAATTGAAAGTTCTGTATGCTCCATATAAAGCAGAAAATCCAAATCAAACAAAAAAAGCAAGAACATCATATTTTGGATTACCAAGATTTAGAAAATAACTATGAACTATAGCCTAACACAAGAAACATTAGCATATATAACAGCAGAAGAATTGACCAATACTCAAAAAGAGTATCTTGTGGCTGGCTCACAAAATGTACTTATAGATAGAAATAGGAAAGTAAGGATAAGACCGGGGTATTCAAGGTTGGGAAGTGCAAATAGTGCCTTAACTCCAGTAAGAAATGGTTTCACATGGAACACATCAAGCAATAGTGACTTACCTATAAAATACTACGACGATGAGATGGAAGTTTATCTAGGAACGATAGACGGGGTAGATATAGATGCATGGACTAGAGTAACAAGTGGATTGAGTACAACAGCAATACCAAGAGGTGCAGATATTTATGATTCAACAGAAAATATAGACTTGCTTATATTCGTGCAAGGAGACGCAAACCTATACGAATGGAACGGTGCAGTAGCAGTAGTAGATTCAATTACAGCAACCGAAGTAACTAAAAAAGGAACAACAACATTCGCACAAAACAGATTTTATGTTAACCGAGATAAAACATTTGTATGTGTAAGGACAGGAACAGAATATACATACACAGGCGGAGAAGGAACTACAACACTTACAGGTATAGCTGATACTACAGGACTAGTCGAAGGAGATATTTTGGTACAAAAAATCGTAACAGAAAGTAATAAGCCAACATCAAATAGAACAAACGACACAATTTATGCATTTGAAAACCAAATAGTGGTCGGATCATACACAGACCAATTCAATTACATCTCAAAAAATACAGATTACACAGATTTCACATTCTCTACACCAAGAATAGCAGGAGAAGGGGCAAAATTGACCTTAGACGCACCATCAAGAGGCTTTGGCAGTATTGGGTCATATCTCATCATGTTTGCAGGCCGTAGTGGCGTTTTCAGGACAAATTTCGAGCAAATAACAGTTGGATCAACACTTGCTGAGACAGTAAAAGTAAAAAGAATAGATATTGGGGTAGATCAAGGTGCCTATAACCAAGAAACTATAATCCCAATAGGAAATGCTTTGCTTTACTTAACAAACGAGCCGGCACTCAGATACATAACAAATCCAGACGATATAGGGGGAATAAAACCAACAACATACTCAAATCCAATTAAGCCAGACTTTGATGCAGAAGATTGGACCAACGCAAGTGCAATATTCTGGAAAAATACTTACTATTTATCAGCACCGGCAAACTCAAGACTTTATATGCTTGAATTCGTACAAGACGCAGACGGAAAGACAAGAAGATTTTGGCAACCACCACAGATACTACCAGTTAGAGCATTTGCAATAATAGATGAATGGTTGTATGGATATTCGAACTCAACACCCGAGACATTCAAATTGTTCGATCCGACAACTTTATCTGATATAAATTCAAGTGATGAAAAAATATCAATAAATGCAAAGGCAAAATATGCATATAGAGATTATGGCGACAGAGGCGCATTAAAAACATTTGATGAATATATGGTAGAGGGAGAAATAAATCTATCAACAGATGATTTGACACTCCTTATAAACTATGACTTTGAGGGTACAACGCAACAGATAGAGAAAGTAATAGATGGAACTGACGAGGATATACTTCTTGGATCTGTGATAAATGCATCACTTGGTCAAAATTCACTAGCTACAAACCCATTAAGCGGTACAACCTCAGTGCCAACAGATGCAGAGAAATTTCAAATTATATTTGAAATAGCGAGAGAGGACTTCACATTATTACAAGCAGAATTTAGCACAAACGAAATAGATAGATATTGGGCGATTATTAGTCATGGAGGAAACGTCAGAATTTCTCCAAGAAAAAACACTTTCATAAAAAAATAAAAGTGTTATAATTAAATTAGTAAATTAAAAAAAATGTTAGAAACAATTGCAA